GTGAGTTTTAATTGTTTTGCGTAATCTTCGAGTGGCACACCTAATTTTTTCGCGATAGCGACTTGTGAAGATGTGAGTTTCACAGTTTTGCGACCAGGTCTTACGCTTCTATTTGCTGAAGCCACCGACTGAACGGGTTTGGTCGTTCTATGTTGTTCAGTATTACCAAATTTATGCGGAAAGTCAACACGTATTCGTTTATCGATCTCTGCATAATACTCATCAGACTGAGGATCAAATCCTTCTTTTTCAACTAGATCCTTGTGGATTTCAAAAGCTGTGAATGTCATAGCTCTATTTTGTCCAAACCAAGTGTTCTTAGAGGCCCAATCTTCGGCTCTAGGATCTTGTCTTTGGCTACTAGTTGGTAAGTCTTGTGGAGTACTATCCGGTAATTTACCACCATCAGATAGTTTTACTTCTTCTCTACCTTCTTTAGCTTGCTCCAATTTCGCATTCTCAAACGCCAGTGTAGCAATTCTTTTATTAGCTTCGACTTGAGCTTTAGCATCTCCAGACTCAATAGCTGCTGCGAGTTCTCGTTCTGCTGCATCTATTCCAGTCTTAATGTTAGCTTCAAATCGTTTTTGATAATCAGAGTCCATTTTGAAATATTTTCTCTGATCAGTTTTTCTTTGTGCCTCGACAGCTTTTGCGTATTCAGTGGCTGAATCCCTCTGCCTTTCTGCTTCACGCATTTTACGAGTTAGTTTAGCTATTCTTGATTGAACACCTTTACTGTACTCGACTAGCTTTTCGTCGTCTTGTTTTGTTTCTTCTTTAGCTGGTTCTTGTTCTGTGGTTCGTGGTTCTTCTTTCTTGTCTTCTTCTACTATTTTTACTGTGGGCTCTTTTTCTTGAGTCTCCACAACTGATTCATCTTTTTCTTCAGGAACGTTAACTTCGGCTCCTGGACCAGATGTATCAATATCAACCGTCTTTTGATCTTTTTCTGCTACCGGTTGTTCTTTAGCATTGTCTGTTGGCATAGTTTATCCTCCTATGGTTAATATGCGTGAATAAGACTTTTAGGGTCTTTCACGGTTGCCAATATTTCGTCATCATTAAGAAGACGAATTTCCCCACCTTCAATTTGTAAACGCGATCCTGCGTAACGGGCAAAGACAACCCAATCGTTGACCTTGCACCACGGACCTTCTGGATAACGTTCTTTATCGCTATAGCATTGTGGTCCCATGGCTAGAACTAAACCACATTGAGACGCCACTTGTTGACGTTCCAAAGTTGTTTCAGTTACTAATACTCCCCCGGCCGTTTTCTCATCCATTCTGAATGGTAAAACGATCATTCTCCAACCTGTTGGTTGTGGAATCTGATCTCTCTCTAATTTTTTTGGTTCTTTGGGTTCAGACGGTTTAACGCCTACTAATTTTTTATCTGGTAATTCTATTTTAGGTTTTTGGTTTGGTGTTGATATCGACAATGTTTCTTTTTGCATTTGGCTCCTTTTCATCTAGCAGGTTAGAGATTTCCTGACGCACTGATTCCAGTGCATTGATTTGACCTATTATATACTTATAAGTCTCCATATTGTCAACCCCACCGGAAGTGATTGAAATAGAAAGAGCTTGAATTCTTCTCTCAAGGGCTCTTCGTAATTTATAAACTAATGATTCTGTATCCATACTACTTTCTTAAATAAGATTAAATCTTTCCCATTTTAAAACCGGGATGGCTATAATACTTACCATAACTCGGGTTTGCTACTTCTGTTCCTCCTAAATTTCCATGTACATAACTTCCAATGTAAGGTTCTGAAACTCCACCGTTAGCCATATTTTTTCTTTTCTTAGCCATTTTCTTGAATGTCTTAGCAAGAGCTTTAGCTCTACCTGTGCATCCAGGTTTTGTAATCGGAGTACACTTTCCTTTAGTGCCTCTTTTTTTAATAGATTTATTAACTTTCTGAATCCAGTTTTTAGACATTATCTTTTCTTTCTAAATTTTTTCATCTTCATTTTTTTTAAAAATTCTTTTGTTAAATTTCTACCTAAAGTGGGTTTTATTTTTTTAATAACAACCACTTTATTTGTTGACACTACTTCCAGCCCTTTTTAGCTAATTTAGGTTTGCCTTTTATAACAAGTCCGCCTTTGTTGTATCCTCTGTTTAATTCTCCAATAACTCTTCTTTTTTCAGCACGGTCTGCTGCATCAGGATGTCTTCTAGCATCAATTCTACCCATTTCTTCTAATAGGTTAGCTCTGCCGCCTATGTTATGTTTTGCTCTACCACCTGCTTTTAATGGTTTCATTAGTCTTGCTCCTGGTGAAGGAAGAGACTCTCTAGGCTCTCTAATTGTTTCAATTTTTGTTTTAGGTAATAAATCTTCACCCAGATCAACTTTATCAATTGGTTTTATATGTTTCTTCTTCTTCTTCTTCTGAATCCATTTAGTCTTCTTCTGAATCCATTTATTAGTAGGTTTTTCTATTTTATCTTCTTTAGGCTTGTCTCCTACGGGAGAAGGTTTTTTCTTTGTAATATAGGCCATAATTAATCCTTAAGCTTTATTAATTTTTTGATTAGGACGTTTACCCCATTTTCCATAAGACTCATCTCTACGATCTTTCATAGATTGTTTCTTAGTGGACTCTTTTCCAGTTCTCATACCTAGAGATTCATCTTCTCTATCTTTGTAACCTTGTTTCTTTTTCTTAGAAACAGATTTACCTTTTTTGTAAGGGAATCTAGATTTGTAGGGTCTTGTTCCAAAGTCGTTTCTCATAGTGCTCCTTATGTGTAGAATTTAGTTTTTTTTCTACGGTTGGCCATCACCTTACCACAACCGGTAGCTATTGCAACCTTTGTTGGTAAGACTTTTCCACCTTTGCTATACTCTTTTTCCCATCTCTTTGCAATGTCGGGAAGATTAGCATGCATATATTTTCTTTGCTTTTCAGATACGAAAGGCATTATTTTTTATCCTTCTTACCCGTATCAGTAGTAGCTACTCCACCTACTGCGGCAGGGGATAATTTTAAAATACCTTTAGTTCTTTCCAAAGCTTTATTTCTCTTAACCTTATCATACTGGGAATGTTGTCCTCTTACAATTTGAGATAACATTTTTTGAGATTCTTTGTTGGCCCATTTGTCTGCCTTTTTGCCGAATTTTTTTAAAGCTTTACCGAAACCTTTTTTAGCTATTCCTATTCCCAATCCTATTTTTGACATTATTTTTTCCCACCGTTTCTAAATATCTGTGTACCCTTAATACCAAAAATGCTCGCCACGACGAGAATCCATAGATTCGTAAACCAAGATGGAAGACTTGAAAAATACTCAAAGAAGAGTTTAACTTTTTCCATAGCTTCCGGATCGTCGCTTATCACCGCCCACATAAGCACTATGATCGGCGCCGAAATTATGACCAATACGAATTCGTCTTTCCAATCTGATTGCCTAGCTTCTAAAAGTTTGCCCTGGTAAGATTCCTCACCTCGAGCCATACGCTCTGCATGCATAAGCTGTGCATCAGACATAGCCATTTTCGTCTTCTGACGATTGGCGTAAATTTTACTGCCAGCTTGTAATGCTATCTTTGCTAAACTAAACCATGCCATAGTATTCCTTTAAAATGTAGGATATACGCGCGACGCGCGCAGAATTTCCTAATACCAAGTTGCGGTTTTGTTTTTATCTTTAAGCATTCGCTTAGTGCCTTTAATTTCGTTTTTATCACCTTGAGCGATATAAACGCCTTTTCCTCTAAAGCTTGACGCACCTTTTGGATCGATGTGTAAGTTTTGAGGAGCCACTGCGACAGGATCGGTTTTGTTTAAGGAAACACTTCCTTTTCTACCGATGACTGCTTTGCTTGCTTTTTCTAATTTAGTCATAATTACTCCTTGTTATAGACTACCTTTTAGGACCTTTCAAGGTCTTAACGTCTTTCCTTTTCATTTGGTCCGTATAGAGCTTCGCCTGAGTGGTCATTTCTGTCTTGGCCATTGCAGTATCTGCTCTAAGTTCTGCTAATTCTTCATTTTGTTCTAATTTATCATCCGTTATATCTCTATTTTGAACCAACTTAGCTTTATCTAGATTAATTCTAGCTTCAGTTTCCATTTCTTTTCTTTGGTTCTCCATAGCTCTTAAATCCACTTCTCTAGCTTTAAGTTTAAGTAGAGGATCATGATCGAATTGAGATGTGATTGCTTTCTCCTCCTTCATAAATTCTTCAGTCATCTCTGCAATCAATACCGCTTTTCTAGCCTCTATCATTTGAGAGATTTGTTGAAACTTCTGTTGAGCTTGAGGATTACCCATAGATTGTTGTTGAAGCTGAGGTAACATTTGCATTTCTTCTCTAAACTCTAATTGAACTTGTTCTTGAGCCATTAAGCTAATGTGTTCTAAACAGTTCTTCTGTAAAGCTGCCATCACTGGTGGATTATTTCTCACCATATTAGTCGCCATGAAATTTAAGTGTGAAGTGATATGAGCTTGGTGATCTTGGCCTGGAAATGCATTAAATGGTTTCTGAGCTAATGCATCAATATTTTCAATCGCGGGATCTTTTGGTAATGGTGGTGGAGGAGGTGGTAATACTTGATCAATATTCTTAACTCCTATCGCTTCGTACATTTTTCTATAAGCCATATATAAATTATGCATTTGAGGATTAGACATAGCTAACTGTAATTCAGTTTGAGCCATACTAATTCTTTGAGACATAGAAAAGATGTTTGGATCTGCTACCGGTAATACATCTACTCTGTCATCAAAATCTTTTTGTTTAACTAATCTTGAAGCCCCTACTACATCGTATGGATATTCAGGTGGTAGATAAGTTTTAAAAACTTCCGCTAATAATTTGAATTCTTGTTTCATCGCTACATACAATCTTTTGTGTATAGCACTCATCACTCTAGATCCTCTTTCAAGAAGAGCAATAGTTGTTCCTACAGCAGCTTGTTGATTTCCTTCACCCACTTGCATATCAGCAATGGCCGCGAATCTCTGTCCTGCTTGAACCACAATGCCCATCAATTGTAATAGAGTAGCTGATGGTTCTTTATAAGGTAAATTATAAAATGAATCTTTTAAATTTCCACCCGGTGCATCCACATCTCTCCATTCACCTGGTTGAATAGATTGGGCATCGTCTTGTACACGTACCCCTCTCTGTTTAAATCCAGCTGGTAAATTAGAAAGTGTTCCCGCATCTAATAATTGGCGGAGAGCAGCCGTTGCAGTTCTACTCAACCCGCCAATCATATGAATGAGTCCAAATCCGTAGAATCCAAGTCCTGGCAGAAATTTAAAGTGGACAAAATATTGGATCCGTTTCTTCAATGGATCATTGGGCGCAAAGTTCCTTCTTATCGAAAGAACCTTTTGACTACCTTGTTCGATTGTTACGACATAAGGTAATTTTATTCCTGACGGTTCACCCGTCTGAGGATTCTGGTCTTCAAAACCTTCTAGGTCTAAATTCACATGACACTCAAAGAGAGTGTACATCTGTTCATTTCTAGTGGTTCGAGTTGTTCCTTCCAGTTTTCTTTCCGCTTCTTCCACTTTATCTTGTGGAGGCATTCCTGGAGGAGTTAATTCTATGTCTCTATAAAATCCTGAAACTTGTTGTTTTCTTAAATCGTTTTCTGAAGTTTTAATAATATGAATAACGGCTTCTGCGTCATCAAGAGATGTAGCTGTGTAAGGTACCACTAAATCATCTGCGGGTACAAATTTAGAAACAGCTCTTCCTAATAATGCATCGTAGTAAACTTTTTTAAATGTAGATCCAGCTAATGGTAAATGAAATAACATAGAATCAAATTCAGGTTCATATTCTTTCATTTGATCTATGAGCTGGTAGTTCATAAATTCTTTTACCCGTTGTGCTTGTTGCATCCTTTGAGGATTAGATGCACCAATCACTTGGGTTCTTACCGGCCCATCGGCTGGTAATAATTCTTTGTAAGCTTGCGCTTGAAACTGTGTAACCGCTTCTGCAAGAACAGGGTGAGTTGCACCACTTGCACCTTGGAAAGGTTGTGTTCGGTTTTCATATTTGAAACCTAATAAATCTAGACCAGTCACATAAGCTTGTTCCCAGTCTTTTCTAGAAGATTTATAATCTTGGTAATCTCCTGCTAATTTTAATCCAACAGGATCTAAAATATCATCAGGTAGTAATTCTGCTAAATTGTCGAAGTGACTTTCCGTTCCCGGAATATTTAAATTGGCGCTTGGGTCAAAATCAATTGTAGCCCCGCCATCTGGTTCAGGTGTAACTTCTATTGGACCTTTAACTTGTTCCTCCGTAACATCGACCTCAGTGATCCCTTTTTTAGGATCAACCAAATCGTCAGGTGTCATGTTCGGGAGTCCTTTATCTATTCGATTATCTGCCATTTAAACTCCTACCATTCTCTAGCACGATTAAACATAGAAGACAAGCCTCCTCCTTGAGGCATTGGTCCTGATTTTGGTGGTAATGCTTCAGGTCTTCGTGGATGAAGAGTAGTTATTCCCCCACCTTCATATCCTACTCTTCCACCTTCTGCCATAATAGGCATTCCTAAAAGACTATATAATTGTAAAAGACCTTCTAATCCTAACTCGGCCGCTATAACATTTTTAACTGTAGGATTATTAAGCCAACGATTAAATCTATTCTTAATTCCTCCGCCCCCTTGTAAAGGAACTCTTCCGCCTGATGCAGCCGCAAAAGGATTATCAATCGCTGGCAATCTAGACATTTCTTCTAGTAATAATTGTCCTGACTCATCTTCTCTCATAGCTTTGTTTTTAGCTGCTACATCAGCTGAAACGTTATAAGCTGCAAGTAAATCACTTGGATGTGTTATACCCGCTTCCACAGCTTTATTTACATCATACAAACCTATGCCCGTTCCAATCACAGGGAGAGATTTTAATACAGGTTTAGCTGCTTTTAATACAGGGGAAACTCCTTTAAAAATATTTTTAAGCATTGATGGTTTTCCCGGTTTATCAATAAGTGTATGAGTACCTTTTGTAGGGCTATATTCAATTACTTCTTTATAACCAAGTTTAATTTTTTGATCAGGGAATCTTAAAGTTTGTTTATTTTTTGTTAGATACTTATCAATGGCTGAGGTATCTCCTTCAGGTTTATTTAATACATATTTTCTAGCGTTATCAAACTCTGAATTTTCTATATAAGTGACTGGTTGTAAATTTCTTGGATAACCAACATTTTGTTTTTGTAAAGATTTAGGTGTAATGTGGTCCGCCGTAAATAATTCACCTGCTTTTGCTTTTTTTATTGCGTGCTCTGCTAATTCTAAATCACTAAACACTTTTCCTTTTCTAGGACGAGCTTTTGTGTATCCAT